GAGATCTAGTCCGCCCCTATCCTTTTTCTAACACCTTAGACAGTAACCGCCGGACTGTCTAACCCTTAGCCGTAGGTTTAGCCTACCGCGCAGACACGGGTACCCGGGGTTGTTGAATTGTGCAGGTGTGGGCGGGGTACTCCCCAACAAAAAATATTTGCTAAAGTGAAAGCTGCGATCTGGCCTCTGACCTGCGGTTATATATACTGTGATGTAACTCACATTTGTAAAACGAGAATTGACGGTCATTTCCTGCCTTATATATAGTAAGGGGTTTTAATAGGAAAAGCCCTGAGCAGTTAACGGTATGGCCTCTAGCGAGGCCCCTAGGCCGAGCACTAACTTACCCCTCAGTTCGCTGTGGCTCCTTCGGGCGTTAAGCCCGCAAGACTCCAGTATTTTAGTGGGGATAGTTCTATCTCCAGTAGGGAAATCATACTCAGCCTAGTATAAATGAAATCCGATCTCGGGCGATGTGAGGAACCTAGTATGAGAACTCGTGAAGAAAAACTTGAGTACGCCAGGCAGTACTATAAAAAGAACCAAGGGTTACAGCTTCTTAAATCTAAAGAAAAACGGTTAGCAGATCGTCGCCAAATCGCGGCAGCGATTGTGGCCTATGAGATGTTAATGAAGCAGGAGTCCAATGGCAGACAATAGTGCCGACATCGCCAAGAGAATCATCCTTGGTTGTGTAGCAGAGGGTATGACCATCGAGCAGGCTTGTGCCTCCGCTGGTAAATCCATTAAGACTTACGAGTACTACCGACGTACCGATAAGGTCTTTACAGACAAGGTTGACCGAACACGCCTTGGTCTTAAGGACAAGTCCTTTGCAACATCCGATGTCCACGACATTACCTTTGCCGAGTTCCGCCAGAAGTTCCTGCACTCCCAGACATTTCCACACCAGCAAAACCTGGTAGATATGATCGAGGGTAGAGAGCCTGGTTGGCTACACCCTTCTATGAAGTATGAGCCAGGACTGGCTAGTAATAGAATCCTGATTAACATTCCGCCAAACCACGCCAAGTCAATTACGATCACGGTGGACTATGTGACGTGGCAGGTAGTACGTAACCCTAACTTTAGAGTTTTGATTGTTTCCCAGACCCAGCAGTTAGCTGCCGACTTTCTCTACGCCATCAAGCAACGCCTGACTCATCCGATGTATGAATCACTCCAACAGGCTTACGCTGCTGGCGTAGGGTTTAATTCCAAGAGCGCATCGTGGCAAGCCACCCGCGTCACCTTTGGTTCCGAGCTTCGTGAGTCTAGTGAAAAAGATCCAAACATCGAAGCCATTGGTATCGGTGGTCAGATCTACGGTAAGCGTGCAGATATGATTATCGTAGATGACGCTGTTACCTTAAAGAACGCTAACGAGTTTGAGAAGCAAATCCGCTGGTTAACCCAGGACGTGCGATCACGTTTGAACCCTACGGGTAAACTTGTAGTTATTGGTACTAGAGTTTCTGCGATGGACCTATACCGCGAGCTACGCAACGAAGACCGCTACCCTGGTGGACTGGTCCCGTGGAAGTACTTGGCTATGCCAGCACTTTTAACCACGCACGAAGACCCCGACAAGTGGGAAACTCTTTGGCCTGCTAGCGATGCTCCCTTTGATGGTCAGATGGAATCTGACAAGAACGAAGACGGCCTCTACCCTAGATGGAATGGTCGCAACCTTTACAATGAACGCCAAGCTATGGATGCAAGTACCTGGGCTTTGGTCTATCAACAACAAGATATCTCAGATGATGCCATCTTTGATCCGGTATGTGTGCGAGGTTCTATAGATGGTATGCGTAAAGCAGGTCGCCTTGTTCCTGGTAACCCAGGCCATCCGCGTGATGTTAACGGCTTTTCTTTTATTTGTGGTCTTGATCCCGCTATGGTTGGTGATACAGCCGTCGTTTGTTACGCTGTTGATAGGGCTACACATAAACGCTATATCGTTGATGCTATTAAGATCACTAGGCCAACACCTGCTGCGATACGCCAACTAATCTTTGACTGGACTTCCCTGTACCAGCCCAGTGAGTGGATAGTAGAGAAAAATGCTTTTCAATCATTCCTTACGCAAGATGAAGGCATCCGCCAAAACCTTGCCTCACGGGGTGTGTTACTGCGAGAGCACCATACTGGAACCAACAAGTGGGACTCCGGTTTCGGTGTTGCGTCTATGTCAACATTGTTCGGCACAAAGCAGTTCGACGGAAAGCACCACCGCGACAACCTTATTCACTTACCTAGTGACCAAACTGAAAACGTTAAGGCACTCATTGAGCAATTGATTACGTGGTCACCTACTACTAAGGGTAAGACCGATATGGTGATGGCTTTGTGGTTCTGTGAGATCAGAGCACGCGAGATGCTTAACCAAGGTATGCACAAGACCCACCATATGAAGAATCCTTTTCTATCTCGATACGAGGTAGGCAAACGAACAGTTATCAACATAGATGAACTGCTCGCAGAAAAAGATCGCACATTCATCTAACAAGGAGATAACAATGGCAGAAAAAAAGAAGGCAAAGGTAACAGCAGTTCGTTCATCTACAACTGCCAAGAGTGCTAAAGAAGCAGCATATGGTAAAAGAGAATATTATTATGAAAAACCTCAAAAACCAAAAAAAGGTTCAGAGGCATATGAGTATGGTGATAAGAAAACTCGCAATACAAAAGTTTACAATTCCGGCCAGGCTACAGGAGAAATGGCTAAGACATTAAAAGGTCTTGGAAAAGCAAAAGAAAAAAATCTTACTAATAAAGAAGCAAGAGATTTTAGAGAAGATCCTACAGTAAAAGGTAAAGATTTTAGTAAAGTAACAGTTAGTAATGTTAACGAAGCAGCATACCAACGTGTAATGAAGCGTGCTAAAGATTCTGGTTTATCTGCAAAAGATGCTAAGAAGGCTATTGATGCTGCTATCCGCACAACTTCTGCTGGCCTAAAGTCTGACCGCGATAAGGTTGCAATGCGCTTTAAGATGCAAGAAACAAAGAAGAAGATTGCTGCTCAAAATAAAATTAAGCGTGGCTACTAAAAACTAAGTAAGGACAACAATTGTTATCAGTCAAAGAAGTTGACGCTAAGCTAGCACGCTTACGTACTCGCTCATCAGCGCGAGATCAACGTATGCGTGATGTGCTCTCGGTGCGTCAAGGAGATATCTCTAAGGTATATCCTGCAATGTTTTCAGAGGAATATCCAAAGCCCCTGGTTGCAAACTTCATTGACGTAGCAGCACGAGATTTAGCAGAAGCAATGGCACCACTGCCATCCTTCAACTGCTCAGCAACCAATATGGTTTCAGATGCAGCACGCAAGGCAGCAGATACTAGAACTCGTATTGCAAACTTTTACGTAACAAACTCTGACCTACAACTGCAGATGTACACAGCAGCAGACTGGTATAACACCTATGGTCTTGGTATCGGTATGGTTGAGATGGACTTTGAGGACAACAACCCTCGTATCCGTATGCTCAACCCATTCGGTACCTATCCAGAGTTAGATCGTTATGGTCGCGTTATGTCTGTAACTCAGGTTATCGTTACCGATGCAGAAACGCTAGCGTCACAATACCCAGAGTATTACGATTTGATTTTAGGTAAAAACCAGTACGCCCTATCTTCTCCTTATATCTCAATGGTTAAGTACCACGATAAGGACCAAGACCTACTGTACTTACCAGAGCGTAAGAACTTAGTTCTATCACGTACACCTAACATCTTAGGTAAGCCAATGGGTTCTGTCGTAATGCGTTCTTCACTTGACGGTGAAGCACGTGGACAGTTTGATGATGTTCTATCAGTACAACTTGCTCGTGCTCGCTTTGCAGTATTGCAGATCCAAGCCGCAGAAAAGTCTATCCAAGCACCTATTGCTATCCCACAGGATGTGCAAGAACTAGCACTTGGTCCAGATTCAATTATGCGTTCTGCTAACCCACAAGGTATCCGTCGTGTTCCGCTAGAACTGCCACCTGGAGTCTTTACAGAATCCGGCGTATTAGAGCGTGAACTACGCCTTGGTGCTCGTTACCCTGAATCTCGTTCAGGTAACATTGACGCATCAGTTGTAACAGGCCGTGGTGTACAAGCACTACAGGCAGGCTTTGATACACAGATCAAGGCAGCACAAGCACAGTTTGCTCGTATGTTCCAAGAACTTATCTCAGTTTG